TAAGAGGTTTTTGCAAACTTTTTGTCATCTATAAGAAATTGTGATTGTACTTTTTCGAAAATATATTTTAGAATCTATTTAATGATATGAAATTATTTATATCATTATTTGATAAATAAATTTTATCAGGGAGATAAACGAAATGAATAACGTTAAATTATATTCGCAACGCGGTGGGCGTCTGATTTGGATGACGCATAAAGATGAGTTGGATAAATACGGGTTTGGACCCGGTTCGAGATTCGACGTCGAACTAACAAGTGGCAAAATCGTATTGCGTTCGAATCCGGATGGTCGCCGCAAGGTGAGCGACAAGAAGGGAAAACCGGTGCTCTGCGTGATCGGCAAAGCGATTACCAAGGCGTTCGGGTTCGAAGCGAACGGTGTAATCGACACGTTGAATGCGACTGCCAAAAACGGGGTGATAACCCTCACGAAGTAAAATCCAACGATCTTGACGGGGTCCTTCGGGGCCCCATTTTTTTATTCCGGAATATTAGCAGATCCTAATATACTAATATTTGGTTGCCAACAAAACCCGATTTGGCACAAAACACGGCAATTTGTTTCGGGTTTGGCACAAAACACGGGAAACCAGCAGTTCTGTTGGAATCCCAGAGAATATGCGTGTGTGCGAGAACCCGGAGTATCAGGATGATTAAAACAGGAGTCCAACTCCAATAAATCACAGGCGCCCTAACACTTCGTATCCAGTATAAACCCACTGTTATCAATTGATAAACCAGCTATAAATAATACTAATTGTTATCCTTTTTTGTGGGTGAGATAAGATTATATTTCAGTTGGAAATTAATCCCTTCAAACAAACCGGAGATAATTATGAATCCTTCCCAAATATTAGAACGATTGATGAACAGGTTGGAAAAAATATGTGCTGTCCGGCGGCAATGGCGACCGGATGATGATAACGACAATTTTGTTGAAGAATTAAATATTCTTCAGGAAGCAATTCTTCGTTTGGAAACGTATGATTCTGATTGGATGATTTCTGAATTTTCAGGAGAATAAATAATGATCGAATATTTAAAGGAAGTTGTCGTTCAAAGATCCAAGGAAGTCACCAAAGAAGAGCTCGCATTATTGGAGAAATCCCTCGATAATTTTGCGATTAATTGCTTTGGAGAGTTCGGGTATGACACCTGCAGCAAGCGCGAGAAATTAATCTGTGTTTGGATGCTGTTCGAGGATGTTCTGAGAGCGGAGGAGAACAAATCAAATGAATAAAATCGAACAAATAATCCACGATCAAGTGGGCAGCCTATCAAGCTGCGATATAAATATGCTGGAAGAAATTCTGAATGATATCGCTAACAGGTATATCCGCAAGACACACTATGGTTTCAACCTGCGCTTTGCCGACTGTCATGACAGGGAAAAGCTCAAGGCTATCTATATCCTGTTATATCTGATGGAGAGCGGTATTTTGGATGATGCCCCAATCGGGTTTAACATCAAAGATTATTTTGATGAAGAAAACCACAAGAAACGAGTTATAAAACAAAATTATCATTGGTTGTACCAGTGATAACAAATTGTGATTGTTATTTAGAATTATGGGCATTGTAAGATATATATACTCACACAGAGTAATCACGCGCAAAAGGAGCGTTAATTATGGCAGCAACAACTGAAGCGGTAACAAGCGAAGCGACAGTCAAGCTTTACACACAGAAAGGTGCACGTTTGGTCTGGTTGACAAAAAAGCAGCTTCCTGTGACAGTAAAACCTGGCGATCGTTATGATGCGACAATCGAGAAAAACGCATTAACCATCAAGTTCTCTGATTCCGGTAAGAACAAGGTGTACGGAAAGAAGACGAAGGATGGTAAAGATCCTGTGCTTGCGATCAAGGGCAAGCAGCTCTCGGATGCTTTTGGTATCGACTCTGACGGTATCATTGAGCATATTCCCGTTAAAACCAACGGGAAAACCATGGTTATCGCAAGGTAACCGTTTATCTCCTCCTCCTAATTATGGGACCCTTCGGGGTCCCTTTTTTTTACCTGGAGTCGTATAATGAGTCAAAAGAAAACACGATCTGTAGACGATCCGTATGAAATATGGGAAGGTCCAGCAGGATTCCAATGGAATGTCCTGAAAAAATACCAGAAACCAGAGAACGAAGCTAAGAATCCTTACGCAAGATGGTTTGTGGCTGCAAAATCAGATATGACCTGCGGACAGTGGGAATATGGCGATACTTACGTTGCCGATATCAAAAGATATGGGGTGCGGGTAAAATGAAAATGCTATGTCAAGTTTGCGAAGTACAAGAGCATAACTATCAATGCACGGCAATGTGTGGTGAAGTTATTTGCGAAGAATGCTACTGGTGGCTTAACGTCATCCAGCGATCACAGCGAGGAATAATCATGACTAATACGATCTATGTGGTATATGGCGGTATGGATTGCGACTGTGTGCGGTTTAGTCACAAAACATCATTTTCTACTCTTTTGGAATACAAAGCATGGGAAGACAGACTCTACGAAGAAGCTGAAGGACCAATGTGGCATCACAGATGCAGCAAGAAGGCATATGACGAGTTTGAAACAGAGAGCAGAGATCTAGCTCTCGAAGCCCATGAAAATGGTCACCCCTGGGTCGTCTACTCATGATAGACCCACCAAAACGTACAGTCGTTGTTAACAGAAACAAAGACTTCGATACCAAATTTCTGATAGATGTGATGGGATATTCAGAAAAAGACGGTCGTTTATCGACCTTAACCCTCAATGAAACTGACTGCAACCATATCATCGATAGGTTAATGCAGGAGCTTTGGGATAAACGTTTAATGCAAGAAATGAAGGAGAAAGAAAATGTGGGACAAAGTGATAGAACCGAAAGTTACGGAGGAACCAAATGAGTTTGACAAAAACAAATCTTATTTGCTCAAACAAGACGGTACGGTTGAGGTATGGGAAAAAGAACACTCTCTTAAAAACTGGCAAAAGGCAGTTGGTGGATATGTGGAATGTGTGCCGTCGCAGATCGCTGATACTTTCTCTAAACATCACGTTATGCTGGTTGATGAGGAAGGTCTCTGGAAGCCTTACAAGGTTAATAAAAAAATCAAGAACGGTATTGTGGGCGACGCTCTTCTGATACCAGGAGAAAGCTTCGAATGAAGTTGGAAAATGGAGATTCCATAGTACTAAGAATCAAGGAAGATCCTATAGGCTTAATGTGGCACGTAGCTGTAGAACGCGAGAAAGATGGTAGAATAGCATATACTACGTGCGGTGAAGAACCTGATGAAAAATCTGAAGTTGTTCAAGATCTTTGCCGTTTATTAATGGTTAAATAATGATTTAATTGTTATTTAATGACAAGGTATAATAAACACAATGAGCAAACAAACAAAACACGAGTCTAGATTGAAAAAATTTATGACTTTAGATCAAAGAGCTAAAATTGGTAACTTACCAACTTATCACCTGCATTGCTTCGATAAGACGGGTGTGTCCAGACCTGGCAAAACAGCTCGTGATAAAGCAAAGAAAGGCGTTCAATAGTTGTGGCACCGTGGCTATTCACCGCTTGGATCCATACAACGGTGCAAAGGGAAACATTATGACAAGAGAAATATTAAATGGCAATTACGCCACACGTAGGCTGATAGCTAAGGATGTTCCTATCTCTGAAATACCTAAATACCAGAAGATGGCCAAAAAGAAAGGTCATAAAGCATACTGGTTTCGTGGTAGAGGTTCAAGGAAAGCAGCATCTTACAGCGCCATGCGCGATGGTACATGGAAAAAGGTCTTAGGACCTGATCATTCTTATGTCAAGAAGTTCAAGACAAAAGGGTTAACCTACAGACAATACACGATAGTGCTTGGTTATATTTACAAAAAATACTGTCAAGACCTACCTATCAAGTATGCTGACCGGGTATCTGTTTATCACCGGTCTTAACAAAACACGGGGTGCTAGTTTATGCTAGTACCCCTTTTTGTTTCAGGACATTGAATGAACGTATTGAAGTTTTTAAGAAGAATGAATGAACAACCAGAACCACCTTGCACGGGTTGTAAGAACTACGACCATTGCGAAGAAACAGAGATGTGTTGCAAAGGCTTTATAGAATATGTCAGTTGGGGCACGTGGAGAGACAAGGAATTTAATCCGAGTTATTATACATGCGTACCAGAGAATGGCGTGTCTGTTAAAGATCTGAGCGATGCGTTAGGCCTTAACACTACAGAACTGCAGATATTGTTGTGGTCAGTTGAAAGGCATAGTCTTGCTTTTGAACAAACAGGTTTTTACTTTTACAGAGATATAGAAGATGTCATTGAGAAGATCACACCAAAATCAGAAAGATTACGAAAATCTAAAGTTGCACTTTGCCAGATACTGTTGGACTCGAAGAAATCAATTGACCCCGAAAGGTCGAATAACTTGGTCCGAGAGATTCGAAGAAATGTTTGGTATATCACTAGGGGAGTATGCTAAATTGAAACAGAAAGATGGAAAACAAAGAAAAGCTAAAGAAACTAGAAGAGACGGAGAAGGAACCGAAGATTAGACACTCAGAAGAAGAAAATTTCTTTTGGGGTAACTACGAAGAAGGGTGGCCATATCCAGATGATGAAGAAAAACCAGAGAACATCGCTATGTATGAATGAGCTTTACGCAGGAGCGATGGGCGATATACGCAGGCTTGGATCTAAAGTTGATAACACAGTGGAAATATGTAATGCTAGTTATACGCTAGATAATCCAACCCTGATGAGTATCGATGATATAAATCGCAAATGGAAATCAGAATATGCTGTAGCAGAGTTTCTGTTTTACTTAGGACAGTCTCCCAAGATTGGTAACATGGGGAAACTGGCTACCATTTGGGATCAAATCAAAGACGAAAACGATGAAGTAGAAAGTAACTATGGTTGTTACATTTTAGGTAATCCTTGGTATCAAACCGCGGGTGAACTGATAATGAACCCAGAAAGCCGCAGAGCTGTAATACCTATATTCAACGTTGATCATTACGAGAAGAATCCAAAAGATTATCCATGTACTGGATTCATACAGTTCTTAATCAGAAATGATAAACTTCATTTGATATGGAATATGCGGTCTTGTGATGTCATATTTGGTTTATGTAATGACATGTTCTGTGCATCTATGTTTCAGCAGTTAATGTTAAACCAAATACGAGAGCATTTGAAGTTTCTAACCCTTGGAACATTGACATTCAACCTAGGATCTTTGCACATATATGAAAGACATTGGGGTTTATTGTTTTCTGATCTTGAAATGCTCGATTATGACGGAGAACGGTGGGAATTAAGACGGCATTGCATATATAACAAAGATCTAGTAAAAACATATGGTTATAAACCAACAGATACTATATCCGAGATGGAGCGTAAAAAAGATCTTTTCATTCAAAATAACATAAGGGGAGCAATCTTATGACAGACTTAGAGAAACCAATCTTAGACGAAGCGAGGGAGATAGTTGTGGAACGATCCACAAACCACGAGAACTACGGAGAGTTTTCAGAGAGTATGTCTCGAGCCAGACTGATATTTATCGGAATGACTGGTAAAGAGCTACCATTAGAGGATATGTATAAGATGTTAGTAGCGTTGAAAATGTCTCGCGAAAGCTTTCACCACAAACGAGATAATCTGGTAGATGCCTGCGGTTACTTACAAGGCCTAGAAGATTATTGGAATGGAATCAGGAGAGAAAAAACAGATGATATACCAGGTAAAAGTCAGTACATCAAGTAAGCCTGTTCTTCACTTTTTGTTAGCAGTTCTTTCTTTTGCAGAGAAAACATTGGCAGATAATATGGAGTTGCAAGACGAAGAACATGGATATTCTATAGCAGTAGAGGAAATCGATGATGACCAACTTAAGATTTTCACGGGTGAGGAAAGTGATTCCCCCGATGAGAGCCCACTCACTTGACGCGGGTATAGACTTTTTTGTACCTTCAGACTTCACTATTACAAAGGTAGCGCCGAATAATTCTATCAAGATACCTAGCGGAATCAAGGTAAATATACCGCAGGGTTGGGCTTTAATAGCTTTCAATAAATCAGGTGTATGTACTACGCTTGGGGTTATAGCAGGAGCTTGCGTAATAGATTCAGGATACCAGGGTGAGATACATATTCACCTGATAAACGTATCAAAGAAAGATGTATTCATTACTCCAGATATGAAGATAATGCAGTTTCTGCTTATGCCAGTATCTGGTATTCAAACAGAAGAATGTGATTTAGAGGAACTTTATGAGCAAGAATCAGAACGATCAAGTAGAGGATTTGGAAGTACTGGATGGAGCATGGCTGCCTGAGTGGTGTTACATACAAGAAGAAAGAATAATTAACGACTTCAGTGAGATACCAAGTAGCGTATTCTTTAAGATGGGCGTTCATTTCGATTTGTTTTACGAGCATTACAAAGATTGCTTGATGATGCTTGAACTAAAGAAAGGTAAATGCCCAAACTGGGTAATAAAATATATTGCTGCATTTGAATTAACCAAAAACGACCAGGACACACTTAGATGGATAAAGGAAATGATCTTTCCCAGTTACCTATCGACCACCGATACGGTATCTTCCCCGCAACAATCATCGGAGACAGACGATTAAAAGTTGGACAACTCCGATGTCTTATGTCTGTATTAGCTTGGCGTAACCACAGAACCACTAATACAAGACCAATACACTTAGAAGCTTTACAGGCAATGATGCCCATGTATACAAAGGGTAGTATCCAGAACTACATGCAGGATCTAAAGTCTTTCGGCTACATAGATATAACACCTAGAGCTGGTACAACATCTTTGTATACCATCTGCGAACCGGCCGACGCTCATGCGCAATACGTGAAGAGCAGCGTAGCTAGTCAGCAGGTAGAGAGCAACGCGTCTGACCAGCTAGTCAGCAGCGTAGCTGACACAAAGAATATAAATAATAAAAAGAATAGTGACAAGTCTGCATTCATGCGTGTGTGGTCTGTATATCCTGAGCATAGGCGTAACACGATCGCCCGCGATACTAAGACGTGGCGCGAGTTTGGAGACGAGGCTATTGTTGATATTATCGTTGAAGATATAGAGCAACGCAAAGAGTCAGAGCAATGGACTAATGACGATGGTAAATGGGTACCAGGTTTAAGAAAATATCTTGAAACTAGAGTTTGGGAATCTCAACCATTGAAAAAGAAAGAATCATTTTGGAGTAATTTTAATGGTTGATTACAAACGAGCTAAAGAAATAGCGACAAAGCTTGAGTTAGACGACGAGCAAATAAACAAGTATGCTGATGGCGTAGAGAAATCTTACGTTCAGTCACCTGTTGTGTTTGTTGAAGAAGCGTTAGAGCATTTAAGCAACAAAGATTCTAAGCCGGGAGGGCGTTTACCCTGGGACATAAACTTTAGGATCTTACCAAACACTCTGACTATCTGGGCTGGCATGAACGGACATGGGAAAAGTCTTATAGTTCAACAAGTTATGTTATACCTCATGACTGGAGAATATTCTACGCGAGATGAGAAAGTCCTGTTTTGGTCACCTGAACTTGCACCAATTTACCAATTAGAAAGATTAGCAAGACAGATTACTGGTGACATATATCCTGATCCAATAGATGCTGAAGAAGCTTGGGTATGGTTGCATAACAAGATGTGGATATACACTCGCGAAGTAGATTGCGGAGCTAAACAGCTGATTGCTGCGGCTAGATATGCGCAAGAGGAATTAGGTGTAACGCAGTTTGTAATAGATTCGTTAACGAAGGTTAATCTAGGATCTGAACAGCGTAATATATACCTGGCTCAGAAAAACTTTGCTAACGTGTTGGCTAACGTATGCAGAGATACTGGGTTATGCATTCATCTTGTTGCTCACGTTAGAAAACCAGACGATGAGACCAAGCGCGGTAGTAAGTATGATATTAAAGGAGCTTCAGAATTGACTGACTTAGTTGATGCTGGGTTTATGGTACACAGAAACAAGATAGAAGAAAAGTCAAGGGAGTCAGGGAATCCTCCATCGGCTCCTCAAGCGGCTTTAGAATGTTTCAAAAACAGACACGGAGGTTTTGAACCTATGTGCGGTTTAGATTATGGAGAGCAAAGCATGCGCTTCCACGATTACGGAGGATTTGAACATGATTTTTACGAAAAATACGTTGGGCAAAAAAGAACCCCATTTGATTAAGCCTAATATAGATTCTATAGATCATGTTTGCAAAAACTGTAATGGATCTTGTTGCAAAAGAGTAGACAAAAAAACAAGAAAAATATATTCATGTCAATATTTAGATGAAAATAATCTATGTTCAATATACGAATATAGACCATTTGCGTGTAGATTAGACAATAGATTTCATACTAAAGCAAGTTTAGAGATGCATTGTAAAACTTGTCAATTATCTATAAGTGAATCAATAACAGGAGAAGAAGCAACAATGAAAATATTGACTGATTTAATAGGGAAAAATAATGAGAACTAGTAACTGGAAAAACGTGGAAAGACAAGCAGCAAAGTTGTTTGGTGGAGTTAGGACAGGTTGTAATGGAGAAAGCCGTAGGGATGTAGAACACCCTCAGTTGTCTATCGAGGTAAAACACAGAAAGACTCTGCCTGATTGGCTTCATTCAGCAATGGATCAAGCTATTCGGGAAGCAGAAAATAGGAGTCCAATTGTATATCTTCACGAACGTCACATGAAGTTTGAAGATGGTTATGTTATACTAAGAGCTAAGGATTTCAAGAGCTTATGCCCAATAGTTCCAGATTAAATTAGACTTCTTTCGGGACTGTTGGGTGTGATATAATTATTTTTTTATTTCTTTGGAGAGCTTCGTGGGAACATATACGAATAAAAAATTCTATCCCGAGTGGTTGTGCAATATGCTTCAGTACAACCCATATACTACTGGACCCAAAAAGTCTGACATCAGCGTTACTCAACTGATAGACTCACCACAAATTCTATCTCTTAGAAAAGAGCATAAAAATGAAATATCTGAAGATGTTTCAAACCGCGTGTGGGCTGTTTGGGGTAGCGCGGTTCATTCCGTTTGCGAACTAGCAAATATGTCTAATTCTAAGACGCTAGTTGAAAAAAGATTTCACCAAGAATACGATAAATACACGGTCAGTGGCCAGGTAGACGTATACGATATTGGTGAGAGCACTATCTACGATATAAAAACCGTTTCCGCTTACGCCCTAATGCATGGAGTTAAACCGGCCTGGGAGCAGCAGTTAAATGTGCTGGCCGACCTAATGACTGAATCAGGGTGGGGCGTGGAACGGTTGTTTATTGTAGCTTTCGCTAAGGACTGGTCTCAAAAGGCCGCGTCTAATAGCGCTAACTACCCTCAAGATCCGTTAACTATTGTACCTATCGATCTATGGAAAAAGAAAGACAGGAAAGAATACATCAGCAAGCGGATGCAACGTCATTTCTGGGATAACAAGGTTTGTACCAAAGAAGAGAAATGGCAAAGCGAAGATAAGTTCGCTGTCATGAAGAAAGGTAAGACCAGAGCTGTCAAGCTTTTCGATACTAAAGATGACGCAAACGACTTCATAATCATGCAGAAAGACCAGGAAGAGTTATATCTAGAAGATAGACCTGGTTATAGCATGAGATGTAAGATGTACTGCAACGTAAAGCAGTTTTGTCCACAATATGCTAAGGAGAATAGCAAAAAATGAGCAAGGAAGTAAATATAGGTGTTTTCTTTGAAACTGAGAAGTTCAACTGCATGTTTCCACACTTGGAAGAGACTGAAAAGTTTCAAGACCAAGATACGGGGATGTATTCTATCACAATGTGCTTCGATAAAGATGGTGAAGCTAAAGACCAGATTGAAAGTGCTGTCGAAAAAGCTAAGAACAATGATGAAAAGGTTGCTTCAGCTAAAAACTGGTACTCGCCAATAAAGGATGGCGACGAAATGGATAAAGAATGGTCTTCAGGTATGTGGGTATTGAAGTCTAAAACCAAGTATCAGCCTAGAATTGTTGACAGAGCTGGAGAATCAATCAATCAAGGAGATATTCGTAGTGGATCTATCTGCAGAGCCCACGTTGTATTTCGTGCTTTCGTGGCAGGAACCAACATAGGTGTTACATGCTTTCTAAAAGATCTGCAACTTATTAGTCAAGGAGAGGGTTCTAGCTCTGCTCCTACGTTTTCACCTCTTGATGATGACATCCCGTTCTAATGGCAAATAAACATGGTAGATCTATCGATAAGACTTATTTATCGTTAGATAAAGCAGAAGAACGAGGTCTTATACACCGTGACTACATCGCGCATTGCTTTAGGTGGAGTCACGTGTGTATGTACCTCAGGCAAAAGCGGAGATGGGAGCAAGCTAATGTACTAGACATTGGGCCTGGCAAGGAACTTGCATTGGCCAAAACCCTGTACGTTAACAGAACTCCTCCTAAATCTTACATAGCTGTAGACGTTTCCAAACTTGAAATGCCAGAGATGTTTGAAAAGACTAATTGGAAACCTACAATGTTGTATTCAAACATAGATGTATGCGAGCTATATTATGATGTATTTGATATTGCTCCAAACGTTATTACATGTTTCGAAGTATTAGAGCACGTAGAACCAGACCATAGCATAAGAATGCTAGAAAAAATCTACAACCTATTAAACGCAGAAGATTCCGATGCTGTTGCATTTATTAGCACTCCAAACTGGGATCCTAGCGCTGGTGCCGCTGCTAACCATGTAAACGAAATACGTCACGAAGCTTTAGGCGTGGCAATAGAGAAAATCGGTTTTAATATCGAGGAAGTATATGGAACGTTTGCGTCCCAAAAAGATATCAAACCGTTTATGACAGAAGAAGAACTAGAGTTGATGAACAAACTAAAGAAGTATTACGATAGCAATCTCGTGTCTAATATCTTCGCGCCGTTGTTTCCTCAACAATCTAGGAATTGCATCTGGCGCCTATCTAGACAAACACAAAAGAGAAGATATCCAGAGTATATGTCTGAAATAGAAGAACCCTGGACATCCTCAGAGCATTGGAAAGATTTTAATGTACAGTTATCAACAATATATTCACAAGAGTAGGTATGCTAGATACAAACCAGAACTAGATAGAAGAGAGTCTTGGCCAGAGACTGTCGGGAGATATTTCAACTTCTTTGAAGAATACTTGGATATCAAGATTCCGTCTAAAGCGGCTACAGCAGTATTAAACCTCGATGTTATGCCCTCTATGAGAGCATTAATGACGGCTGGTAAAGCTTTAGAAAAGGATCACGTGGCAGGATATAACTGCTCTTATCTACCGGTCAATAAGCCTAGAGCTTTTGATGAAACCCTGTACATTCTTATGTGCGGGGTAGGTGTAGGTTTTTCAGTTGAGCGGCAGTATATTACCGAGCTTCCAGAAGTTGCTGAATCATTCCACGATACTAATACGGTTATAACCGTTAGAGACAGTAAAGTGGGTTGGGCTGCAGCCTACAAAGAGCTGATCTCTATGCTATTCAGCGGAACGGTGCCGTCTTGGGATACATCAAAAATAAGACCTTCGGGTGCACCTCTGATTACATTTGGTGGTAGAGCATCTGGTCCAGAACCATTGAATAGATTATTCAAGGTTACTGTTGAGCTATTCCGTAATGCGGCTGGTCGAAAGCTTACGTCTCTAGAATGCCACGACCTAATGAACTATATTGGCGAGGCTGTAGTTGTTGGTGGAGTCAGACGCACAGCTGAGATCTCCCTCAGCAACCACTCTGATGAGAGAATGAGAAACGCTAAGATGGGTCAATGGTTTGTTGACAACCCTCAGAGAGGTCTCTCTAACAACTCTATATGCTATACTGAAAAACCCGATGTGGGCGCATTCATGAGAGAGTGGTTAGCTATATACGACTCCAGAAGCGGTGAGAGAGGTATATTCAATCGACAAGCTTGTAAGCAGCTTTCTCCAGAGAGGAGAGACACTGATTACGAGTTCGGGACGAATCCATGCTCCGAAATAGTACTTCGACCTAACCAGTTCTGCAACCTTTCGGAGGTAGTAGCAAGATACAATGATACGAAAGCTACACTCATGGAAAAGATCGAGATTGCTACAATCCTGGGAACTCTTCAGGCATCCTTAACTAATTTTCGCTATCTATCTAGCAAATGGAAGCACAACACTGAAGAAGAAGCATTATTGGGGGTCAGCTTGACTGGTATATATGATTGTCCATATCTGTTAGAAAGCACACCAAAGCAGTTAGAGGAGTTACGCGATCATGCCGTTAAGACGAATAGAATCTGGGCAAAGAAGATTGGAATTAATACATCTGCTGCCGTTACTTGCGTTAAGCCTTCTGGTACCGTTTCTCAGCTCACTAATTCTGCTAGCGGTATTCATCCTCGTTATAATGACTTCTATATTCGCCGTGTCAGAAACGATAAAAAGGATCCTCTATCGCAAGTGCTTATAGATGTTGGTATCCCGTATATGACAGACCCATATAACGAGAATGCATGGGTTTTCGAGTTTCCGCACAAAGCACCGAAAAATGCTATAACGAGGAAAGAAGTTGGCCCTATAGAACAATTGGGCCTATGGAAGAAGTTCGCTTTAGCATGGTGCGAGCATAAACCAAGCATGACATGTTATGTTGGTGAAAACCAGTGGCCAGAGGTGGGTGCTTGGGTATGGAACAACTTCGATATAATGAGTGGAGTTAGCTTTTTACCCAGTGCTGACGAAGGTCATATATACGAAGCGGCTCCTTATGAGGATTGCGACAAAGATAGATACGAAGAGTATATGGAAGTATTGCCAAAAAATATTGATTGGAGTAAGCTGCAAGAAAACCAAGACAATACAACGGGTATGCAGGAGTTAGCGTGCACAGGCGATAAATGCGAAATATAATATGGCATAGGGGCTCTGCCTTTAACCATGGAAGGGTAGAAGGAACTGATTACCGTTGCGAACGTTTTCGTACTGATAATGAAGATCGTAAACGCTATTGGTTCCTTCTAGCCGACTCTAAAAAAACATATTTATGCTGTAAGGGCCCTTTTTCTACACCAGAAGAAAGAGACAAAGAAATAATTATAGAGGTTTGCAACCGTGACTTACAGAGATAACGACTTCATGGGTAAACTAGTTTTTGTAGAATGGTTAGACACGGTTTCAGACGCTGGTTGGGAAACGAAAGAAACTGTAAATACTAGGCTAGTTAAGCAAGTTGGCTGGGTAGTACAGAATGATGCAGATGTTCTTAAGATAGCATCTACAGTATCAGAAGAAGAATATTATTCAGTAACCGCTATACCAGTTGGTTGTATAAGAACGGTTAGATTAACTTCAGAATGATATTAGTTCCTACCAAAGATATACATATAATAGAAGATTACATAAAACCATTTTTAGTGAAATCTTCGGAAGATGTAATGTCTCATAATTATGAAACAGCAGATGACTGTTTATACAAACTAAAAAAAGGAAGTTTTCTATTATTCTCTTCTATTCCTATGGAATTCTTTGTTATAGTTTTCTTAGAAATAAAAGAAAATACTAAAAGACTTTGGGTTTCTAAAATAGCTGGCAAAAACTACCACAAACACATAGAAGATGCTTTTAAAACATTAGAATTGTTTGCTAAAACAACAGGGTGTTCAGATATAGTGGTATATGCTAGGATAGGAACTACGAAAGAGTTGTTTAAACTAGGTTTTGAAGAAGTAAAATTCAAAAAAAAGCATATAACCGTGATAAAGGTGATCGGGGACTCGACAGATTACTAACGCAGGGAGGGGACGTGTTCATAAGCGAGCCCCGATCTATTGTTTCTTTTCTAAGAATTCTTCTAACATACGCACTTTAGATTTTCTGCCATCAACATCTATTCCGTGCTTGTCCTTTATATATTTATCAAGATCTTTCTTGCTCATGCTAACGATATCGTGAGGCGAAAGATCTAAAGCTTTGGCAGCACTCTTTGGGATTGAATCAAGTATAGTTTGACGCTTAGCTTCTGCCTTAGCCTCTTTCTTCTCTTTTCTTCTCTCAAGAGTTCTGCGGCGAATTAGTTTACCCTTTTTATCTTTAGTATAATACGGGTCAGCACCAATAGCTTTTCTTATTGGTTCTGATTTAGTTAGCGGTACTGCTTTAGCAAGTCTACCTTCTAAGTCTAGTTCTTTTCCTTGAGCAACATCCGCTGCTGTCATACCTATATTCTGCATTTGTCTACCCATTGGGCCTACTAAATCTCTTAGAGCATCTTCGTACGGATCTTTACCTTTCCACGACCAATAGTTTGGTGTCACCGTTTGAACGAGTAAAGATCCTAACGGGCCAAACAATCCCGTTCTTTCGAAATCTCTCATAAACTCTGCCCAAGGTGGAACCGTGTCTTCCCATGGATCTTCGTCATCTCCGTATTTTATGAGATATCCTATCGCTTGTGCAAACTGAACAGCTCCATACATAGCAGCGGCAGTACCCATAAATCCAGCAATTTGCTTACCCTGCTGGTATTTCTTAGAAACCCCAGATCCTTCAGCAAACCTAACACGTTGAGCAATGGTGTTTATAAAGGTATTACCAAAGGTTGTAATGAAAGATTTAAATAACAAGAATGGAGCAAACCTTGGGTCTCTGAATACTTTAGGCAAACTACCCTCGCTTGGGAGAGTAATAACACTTTGAACAAATCTATGCGCTGGGCCAGCTAAATCTAATTTAAATTCTGGGGGTACATCATAAAGCTCTCTGTGACCAGCATCATACCACCTAACTAACTCATCTATCTCGCTCTCAGATAATCCGTAACCCTTGAGATTGCTTTTTATTTGAGCAATCGTTGATTTCAGCTTCATTCCCTTGCCCTTGGCAGCTTTAGATAAAGCTTTAGCATCAGAAATTATATTCTGTTCAAGGTTCTTTAAAGCCATCATTTGCTGCATCTGAGTCATAGTAGTCAACATATTTATTTCAAAATACGTATCCATGTTCATCAGGGCCCTGCCTTGACGCGCTCTGAATCTACCTTTCTCTAGGTTACCTAAGCCATACAACCTGTAAAGCGCGCGAATAGCAAAAGAATTTCCAGTAGATCCAACTCCAGCCTTGATAAAACTGGGCCCAACATAACGTTGAGCAGCAGCCTCACCTAAACTGGATATATCATATAGGCCCAGTTCTCTCAGGAACTTAGCTCGCTTACCAATCTTGGTTTTAGGATCGAAATAACCCTTCATAACCCTGCCGGTAAGTAATTTGTTTATACCATTTAAACCCTTTAGAGCGGCATATGTTGCAGCACCCATAACGTTTGTAGCAAACTTAGCTGGGTTCTTACTGCCAAGAGCTGTCATGGTAAAGAACTCTGGCATAGAAGCTAGAGATACTAACGTCAAGCTTGCCATAGTTGTAGCATTCATAGCAGCTTGAATAACTTTTCTACCTCTAGTCGGAACAGTATTGACTTTATATCTATGGTGGATAATATCCATCATTTCGTCAATACTTTTCATAACATGATCTGGATCTATAAATGTATCAGATTCTCTGTTATGTGTTTCTATCTCTTCTCTGACTTTCTGCTTAAGCTCTAAAAGATGCTCATTCTTGTGGCCAAACATTTCAGCATAGACGGTTTTTTCTATAGCTTTGTCTACAAATCGAGGGATAATAGCCTGGTAATCAGTTAGTAGCAAATCACCCAACTGATCCCTCGATATCTCTCGCTCTATTCTCTCGAATAACTCTCTTTGAGTCTGCATCCCGTCAATGCCGATATTTCTAGCACTTTCAGTAAAGTCTCCAGACACGAAGCCGCCGCTGTTTAGGATAATGTTGTATATGTCTGTAGCGTCGTATTTATCATTAGTTGGGTCGTTAACTATACCTATACTCTCCAAAAGATCCATGAGCTTTCTGCGACCATCTGGTGATGCAACCTTGTCTGTGTCGTATACTCTTGGAAGCTTGCCACCATCAACCGGCCTGAGAGAAAAATCTTCAGTATACTTGGTTCCAACCCTATCAGACCAAGCATATATCCGCTCTATTGCCGACTCAAGTTGAGACGCGGCAGCAGCCACACGACCATTCCGGGGTATGGTTCCATCTAGAAAGTACTCTCTAAGTTGGTCGTTAACCTTCTTAGGTATAACTCCACCTCTGTTTGTCAGCTCATCCAGAGCGCGCTGTATATCTAGCCTAAACTCTCCCATAGCCATAGACTTTTTCTGTACATAGTCGCGACCTGCCTTAGCCCCTTTCTCTCTCTGCTTAACGTGAGGAGCGCGCAGGATCATATCCGCTATTAAACCAGCGGTTTTGCTAGAACCAGAATGACGTCTTACGGTTTGAGCAGCCCTGCTATACAAGTGTTGGAACAGGTTTCTAAGGGTTGTTCTTTCGCGAGCTTTAGGCCTAGATACTGAATCAGCACCGGTATATTCACGTTGTGCTGCATCATCTGATCTATCTAGCTCTTGACTGAGTGGAGATGTATAACCAGGGGTTTCTGTGTTACCAGCCTGGTTGTTCATAACATCTTCGAACTGTTCAGTATAGGTTTGATTAGAATCTCTAGGCCTTGCCCAAGCTCTTACCCAAGTTCCTCCGCCCTCGAAGCCTGAACTCTCCCATCCAATGCCTAAAATGTTATTTAGTCGTTTCCCTAAATCATACATAGTATCCCTTACATGCCATTCTTCGTCCATGTAAGGTGGATATTCATACGCCTCCATATCTACATTATTCCAAAAATCTAGAGCACTTACTATCGCTACGATTTCTACATAAGAATCAGTATCGGTTTCATTTTCTATTCTTTCTGCAAACTCATCCCTATCATAAACAAGCTCTGTAGAATCGTGGATTATATTGAGCATCTCATCCACAGGAATTTCGTTGACAACTAAAGATGTTCCTTTTTTGAATTCTTCTATAACAGCCTTTGATACGTTATTTTTTTCAGCTATTTTGAAAACTTCATCCCACTTGTTAGGATAAATAACGTTTTCTCCAGGTACGTCTACATCTCCTAATACCTCGTTTATTTTGTCCTGAACACTTTGCTGCTTAGGATCTAAAGGAACTTTTTCTCCTCTCATTATTCTAGTAACTAAAAGACTTTCGTCTATTTCGTTATTAGAATTTATATTATCAATCAAATCATCAACATGACTTTGTTTAAACTTGACACCAAACTTTTCGAGAATATTTTTTATTGCTCTTTTTAGTTTAGTAAACCACCCTTCAAGATTATTAACCTTGGGAGAGGCTTGGTAAGCAGCCATTTCCGTCAGTATGACAAACATAACTTTAGAAGCCATTGTTTGATGTTGAGCTAGCGATATAGGTTTAGAGGTTTCTTTAAATAAT